GTCGACATTAACGGAATCATTTACTCAATAGAATCTAATTTGGTTTGTGAATTTTTAGACCAAATGATTGAAAAAGGTATTGACGTGTCAAAAGCATTTTTAATTTCTTTGAAATGATAGTTAAGGAAGTGTGCAAAATAAATGGTATATCAATTTATTCTGAAGTAACCAACTGTATAGACTTAGATATTAAGTCTATACAGCTTAAAAAGGTTAACAAATTTAAGTCTAAGCTAGAGAAAAAAATAAATAAGCTGTACAAGAAAAACAAAATTTCTATTGATGGATATTTTGAGTTAATGAAAGTTTGTGATCCACAAAATTAATACGAAAATTTGTCGCAAAAATTTACTTTTTTTGCGACATTTTTTTTTATTTAAAACGCTTCAGGATAATTCCTCCTAGCATACCTTTCTGATACATACACCACGGTACAAGAGCAATTCACGGTATTATAAGCCCCTCCAGCTATATCACCGGGTATATCCATTTGAACAGTTCCTTGCTTGCCGTTTGAGAAAGTGAATTTTAAATCCTTCCTAATCGGTTTGCCTTGTGCTAAAACGTGTTCTATTCGTGGCTCTCTTGAGCCCCCATGTACCCACAATTTGAAAAGGGTTGCCCCCGTTTCATTTGCCCAATCTTGAGCAGACTTTTCCTTACCGACATTGTTAGCCCTTGTGCTTTCAGTCCTAGCAATAGCCCTAGCCCGTTTAACATCCGGTATCTCTTGCAAAAGCAGTTCCTGAGTCTGGAAAGGGTTTAGACCTTGTTCGATGGCCTCGCCTAAGATTACTTGCACTTTCTTTCTAGTGGTCTCAGTTACCTCGGTGATTAAAAATCCAAGGTTCTCCAATACCCACATCTTAATCCACTCCCTCCAAGTATTCAGAAAGAAATCAGAAGGTATGAAGGCTTTTTCTCTGACTCTGATCCTATCCCATTCCTTTGTGGCAGAATCAACAAAGACGGTTTGATAAAACTTAATGTAAGCTTCCTGCATAGGCAAAGGAGAAGGATTAGGTACTGCCTGAGCCTTTAAAGCCTCGGTAAATACCTGAATGCCGAATCTTTCGTATTTCCTAAGATCGGCCTGATTCTGCCTTCTTATCCTTGAAAGGTTGAGTTTAGCCATTGAAGTCTACAAAGTCAGTAGCACCTCCACCCATAGCCTCAGAGGATGGAATTAGGTTCTGAGGTATCCAATGAATGTCCATTGCAGGGTCTTCACTTGCATCCCAGTTCAATAGTGATCTGACCTCGTTCCCTGTGTAGTATGGAGATTTGCCATAAGTGTCAAGGATAATCTGAACATCAGGCTGTAACTCGGAATAAGAGGAAATATCAAAGTCAATCACATAATCATTGCCGTATGACTTCTTAATCCAATCAGTCATCTTTTCCTCAATCATTTGAAGCTGAGGCATAAGCACATCCGTTACCAAAGATTTCTGAGCGTGTTCTAGATTGGCATGAGTTGCGTTAGGTGAGAAGATAACAGGATTGATACCCCATAGACCGCAGAATGTCTGCAAGTCCATTTGTTGGGAGTTAATGATATCCATTGCTATTGGAGAAAGTCCAATAGCATCATAACGCAAAGGAATAGAAGATGCAACGATCTTATTGATATTCTTATTGCCATTGATCCGTTCATCTATTCTCTCATCCATCTTTGCCCTTTGCTCTGGGTTAGGCCAAAACTCAGGATTTGGAATGTTAGGCGAAATGATACCTTTAGCACCACCATTTTGGAAGGTCTTCTGCTTTGCTTCTACTGATTCATTATTGGCCTGAAGTGTCTTTAATCCTGCCAAGAGTGGAGGCATACCTCTTAGCTGTGCCCCGTTCAAATCCCAAGTAAGATTGGTGTTTTTAAGATGCAAGACCTGATTAGCAGGAATCTCAATGTTCTGATCTCCAATGATCAATTTATAACCCTTTACAGGCTGAAATAGGTTACCAGCTACCAACTCAACGTAATTGGAAGGCAAAACATACATCTCTTGAATCTTGCCCTTATTAAGGCCATTTTCAGGCATAAAGCCGTAAATGAATGCTTCTCCTGAAGTGTTGTACCAAGTGAAGATATTATCCAATAATTCAGACCAAGTTTGATATGGGTTTGGCTTTTTAATAAGCATTTGCACCGGATCGGATGCTCCAACCTCATTCAGTTCTTTCTTCTTAAAAACGTTTGAATTAGCCCTATTTAAGTCCTTGGTTGAATACTTAGCCGTCCTGTATCTCTTAGCTACTCCTGTCTCACGATACACGTTTACAGGGCATTGCTTACCCTTTTCTGCAATCTTTCGAATGATTGAATAAACGTAGGCATTCCCTTTGTATCCTTGATCAATAAAGGTCTGTTGGTTGGAATCGTACCATACCACCATGGTATTTGCCGTAAACTGACCGTAAAGAATCTGATTGAGTAGGTTAGTTTCCATCCCTTTAGGGGCTTGTACTATCCGTGGTGCAAGGTATTGCTGAATGGCCTTAAATATCATCGGAGCATATTCGTTTTAGCAAATATACTATTTATTAAGATTTTCCAACTTTGCAAGCCCTGCAAACCAAATTATTAGCATCACTGCCCTAGCTAACCAATGCCAAGCAAATACATTGACCGAACCGCACACAAAGGCTACCATTGCAAAGGCAAAGATCAGCCAGATCAAAGTGATTAAAATGTCTTGTTTTGTCATATTGAGAAAGTGAATTGTGATCCAAGCATTAATTCCGTGAATGCCCAAACTAAGGCATCGACCCTGTCAGGAGATTTACCCTTATCAGGATCAAAAGTAATCATTTGAGTTTCCAATAGTGGAAATTGTCCAATGTGATATATCTTACCCTGCTCATAAAGGCTATAAATAGGCTCTGCCCTGACATACTTACCCTTGGTGGCTGTGACTAGCTTAACCCTGTTTCGTTCTCCTGCTGACCTAATTACAGCCTCTACCATATCGCCTCCTTGGTTCTTCTCAGCCACTATGCAATCAGCATCCCATCTAGCCCTAGCTTTGACCGCAATATCTCCCCACTGATTAGGTGAATACTTACCTGATAAGTCCTCCAATACATACCCATACCCTGCTTTATCCTTGCCACAAACAATGATACCTGTCTCATCAGAATCCATGTTAGCAGTAGCAGCAGGATCAATAGCGACTACTATACGTTGCAAATCTGGTGCTTTAGACATTCGTGACCTTTCAATGATCGGTCTATTCCAAAGCATACCTTCTGCATCATCTAACCATTTGCCAAGGAATAGATGTTCGTATCGGTGGAGGTTTTCTAACTTGGTTCTTTTGGCCTGTTCTATAAAGGATTGAGATAAATACTTCCTATTCTCTAAGAATGTTGTATGAATGTAAGTTGTATCTTCTCTTTTATTTGCAACAAATCGCTTATAAATCCAATGTGATTTAAAACTTGGGTTCATTACCAAGATAACCTTATTTGGTAAATCAACTGCCCTGATGGATAGATCAATTCTATCAAATATATCCTCATCCACTAATTCTTCTGCTTCATCCAATACCCAAGTAGTAACACCTGAAATAGATTTAAGATTGGCAGTAGCTGTGCCTTGTGATGTTTTAATCCCTCGAAATAGAATCTTTGATCCTGTCTTTTTGTTGGTTATTTCAGTCTGGGTAATTTCAAAATCATTATCCAATCCAAGGCTTTGAATCTTTTCAATAAACTCAGGAATAATCGAAATGTGGGCAGATACCAATGTCCATCTAGTAAATAGAATGATATGTCCTTCTCGATAGGTTAATCTTAAAAGAGAATAAGTTACCGAATAGGATTTTCCTGATCCCCTCCCACCAGAGACTAAAAAATAACGTGTCGGGTTTGGATACTTGAATAAAGGCTTATAATTCGTCAGTATCGCCATCTTCCCATTCTATCTTTGGTAAGATCGTCTTGCCATTCGAAGTCACATCCTGATAATTCATCTGTAATGACCTATGCTCATCAGGAGAAGCAATCAACTTATAAAGTGCAAGCTGAAGAGCAGGAGCATTTGATTTATACCACTTGGAACGGAGTGAAGATTTTACCTCCACTCTATTCTTGTCAAGCATCTCTTTTAATTCGTCCGATTTGTCCAAGCCCCACTCATAGAATGTACTCCTAGCGATTGGAAGAAAAGCCACAATGTCATCAATGAAAAACAGTTTATGCTTTTCAATTGCCTCCTTGGCTTGCTGATATATTTTCTCTCTATCGTATGCCATTATTCAAATTCTTTTTTGCAATCTACTCCATTTCTTTTAACTGAAATAGCTGGATCAAGTTTAATCATTCGTCTAACTATCACATCGCAGTATTTAGGGTCTAGTTCCATTATAAACCCTTTTCTCTTTAATTGGTGTATTCCAGCTAATGTTGAACCACTCCCGCCAAACAAATCTAAAATATTAAATGCTTTTTTATGATTATTTAAAGCCCGGGCAGAAAGTTCTACTGGTTTTTGAGTTGGGTGCTGGTAATTAGTATCTTTTTTTATTTCCCACAAATCAGATTCTCCATTAATACCTTCATCAATTTTTCCTTCAAAAAAGCAAAATTCATGCTGATGCCTATATCCTCTACCTAATCCAAAAACATTTTTTGCCCATACAATACAGGCATTTAATTCAAAATGCTTTTGTAGCGTTCCATAAAACTTCCAATTACACCAAATGTATTTTATTGGTATTTGTAAAGAGTGGACTGTTTGAGCAAACTCTTCAATAAATTTATCAAAGTCTTGATCATCTAAATCATCATTCTCAATAACATCAAACTTTCCGCTTCGCCCATTAAATCCAACATTGTAAGGAGGATCAGTAAACAGCATGTCAGCTTTATCTCCGTTCATTAGCTTTGCTACTTTGTTGATATCCGTACTATCCCCACAAAGCAAACGATGCTCTCCAATCTCGTAAAGGTCACCCAATACAGTAATCGGATTCTCGGGAAGTGCTTCGTCAAAATCATCCTCTTCAGCAGATAATTCCTCTTTGACTTCAAAGTCAGGAATATCCAAACCCCATTCTTCCAACTGCTCAGAATCCCATTCATTAGCGATCATCTCCCAATCCCACTCTCCAAATCCAACATTGTCTTTAATAATAAATTCCCTTTGCTGTTCCTCTGTAAGATTATCAGCAAATATGATAGGTATTTCCTTTAATCCAGCCTCTTTACAAGCCTTTAGTCTCATATTGCCACCCAATACTATCATGTCAGAATTGACCACGATAGGCCGTATTTCAAGCATCTTAGGAAATTCTTGAATAGACTTTACTAGCTTGTGAAACTTGTCATCCTTAATCAATCTTGGATTATTAGGATTTGATTTGATGTCTGATATTTTGACTGTTTTTGTTTTCATCGTTTTAAATTTAGTAAAAAAAGTCTGAGAATATCCCAGACCTTTAACCCTATAACCTTTTATCGTAGTCAGGACAGGATTCGAACCTGTAAAACTTTTTATTGAGTTATTAGCCCTTATCGGTGCGTATCATTTCTGCCCCATATATCGGGGAACTCTCAGCGTCTTCCTATGTACTTCCCGTAATAACAGGGCACACTTTCCGCCACCTGACTATTTTACTATCTCAATTCAATAACTTTTCCAGATTCATTGCCAAAGAAGTCCAACATCTTACCGTTACGCTCAAACCTTATCTCCTTATCCCGATTCTTATAAGCAGAAGCCATTAGCCTAATTTGAGACTGAACCAATTCAATCGATTCAAACTTACCTTGCCCTCTATCCATCCAATCAGACCATTGACCATCACGTAGGCGGTATCTGATAGAAAGTGAATAGTCAGGCTTTGTAACTATTACCTTACTCATCCTTATCCTTAATTACAACCTCAAGCCCTAGCCTATCTGTGATCAATCTTAGATTCTTTAAGCTGATAGACTCACTCCCATTCTCAAGGTGATAGATCGGAGCATGAGATAAGCCTAAATCATTTGCAAGCTGAATCTGGGTTAGCCCCATCTTCTTTCTTCTATCCTTAATAAATCTTCCTTCAATTATCCCCATGTTCGTCTTTGTCTTGTTTGCAAAACCAATATAATACGCTAACCAACACCATCCATCCAAGGATAAACCAAGCGTATGTAAACCCTGCCTTTACCCCAAATACCTCAAGCCATGCGATAATGGCAAGGAATGAGATAAGCCTAAATAGATGTTTCTTTTGCATGATCAGAAGGGCAGATCTCCGAAGTCATTACTTGCACTTACAGTAGGTGCTGATACCTGCTCAGTCTTTGGCTCAGGCTTCCAAGTGTCTACCTGTACCGATAGGTCTTTTCCGTATTGATCTGGTGCTTGCTTCTTGTTGATGGCTAGATTGATATACTTCTTGCCATTCTTAGCCGTTGTAATGTGTTCAGCAGGAAGATCAGATAGGCAGATTGATACCTTAAAGAACTCGCCATACTTACCTTGCTGTGTCTTTCCTGATCCGCAATAAATTGTTTTGTTTTCCATTGTCTGTGTTATTTGTTCAAATTTAAGATATTACTTTCAAACTCTTTGAATTTGTGATAAAAATCTTCAAAAGTTTTTACGATCCAGTATTGCCCACCAGCCCGTTCAACCATTGCCTGATATTCCTTTTGTGCTTCTGATTGCTTGTCTTTTCCGTACTTGATTTCAATCGCTACCATTCGGCCACCAATTATGGCTTTAATGTCAGATGTTCCTTTGACTTGACTAGATTTGATGCGTTTGATTGATCCTGTTGTTTTTTGCCTACCTATGACATCGGTGTAAGTTTTTCGATTATCAATCACCCTTCCCTCGTTGCTGTGACGCTCTGCAAAGTGTCCTGAAAGGTTTAAGAAGTCAATCACGCATTTGGTAAGAGCATTAGCAGACTTGTCATTGTATTCTACCTTTGGAAGTGCAATATCCGGCACATTTGGATACATCTCTTTAGTCTTGGCTAGTTTAAGTTGTTTGATGTGGTCTAGTGGTTTCATCAGAATGGTAAGTTAAACGACGCCAAAAACTCGCTAGGTTCATGAATAAATTCAAGGCTAATATGATTGCTTGAAAGTGCTGTGAATGCAGTCACCCTATCAATTTCCTTCATGTAAAACCATTCTTTCTGAGCCTTAGTCCAGTCAAAGAATAGACCTGCTTTCTTTTCTTCCCATTTGTCTCTAAATACTTCAAATGGTATTTCGGATATTTCGTCTAGTAGGTGTATCATATTAAAACGGTGCGTTAGGTGTATCTGATAAATCAATTTCTTTTTTAGCTTCTTCTTTATCGTTAATCATAAAATATCTAATGGATCCTGAGTGAGTCTCATAGAAATTATAACCTGCAAATGAGGAATATTTTTTAACCCATACAGAAAACTTATTCCTGTTTAGCCACTTCTTATAATCTACATAGTCATTAACAAATGCATCAAATGTCGCTGATTTATCTATGTATTGACCAAAAGGAAAATTGTTTCTATCTGACATCCAATAGTAGAAATCCTGTGAAGTTTCCATGATAAACTTTCTAAGCCTAATATTCTTAGCTTCTTGTTGCATCAATCCATTTCTAAGGTATAATTGCACGCAATAGACAATGTAATTATCATACCTCTGAAACTCTAAGTAATCCCAATCGGAAAACAATTCTTTTCCAAACTCATCATAAGGAGTTTTTTCCTTACCATAGTATTGAGCGATTTCTAATTCATGCCTTCTTCTGTCGTGTGAATTACCTTCCCCTTTGATGGCATAATTTGTACTCAAAAGCATTTTAGGGCTATCCTCCACGCTCAATTTGATTGCATCCTTATTTTTTCTTTCCAAGGTCATCCCCTCGGTGACAAGACTAAATTTAGACTCAAAATCAAAGTTCTTTTTAACATCGTCAAATACCAATACCTGAGTCTCTGGACTTACTGTTTGATAAGGAAAAGACTTTTTATCGTCAAAGGTCTTGCCATCTAGAATAGATACCCTTCTTACTTGCTTAATGCCTTGAACAAATAATCCTTTACCTGTACCACCTTCAGGATTATCAGAAATCACCTCATCGTTCAAGATTACAGCCTTATTGTTCATCTTGTTTTTGTAGGTATTAACCAAATATCCAATAGTGCATTCCAATGCCTCAGGCTTTCGGTTTGACACGTTGTAAATGAATCTTTGGTAGTCATTTACCATTGAGTCAGTTTTAACAAAGTCACGTGGCAAAATATGGCTTTTCCAAATGTATCCATCCACATCCACATACTCAATCAACTCAGCCTTATCCTTTGTAATCTCCAAAATTCCATTGGCATAGGCTATGTAAGTGCAATCCTTTGTGTCCTTCAAAAGCATCAATTCAACGGTATCTAAGAACAGAAGAAAAGACTCAGAAAATAGATTTTGGAAGCTTGCAAAGTAAGACCATACAGTTACCTCACCACGATCCAAAAGATAATTCAAAACAAAGTCCTTTATCTTTTCTACTGAAGTTTCTTCAACCTGATTAGACACTATTTTAACCCATGTAGGCTTTTGAGTGTCATAAGGAAAGTATTTTTTAAAGCCTGAAGATTCAAGAAACTTTTTGTACTTCAATACATCTACTTTGCATTTTTCGCCTTGCTTAGTTTCTTCAAAATACCAAAAGTCCTTTTGATCCTCTTCAACTTTAATTTCTTCAAATACATCCTCAGAAATCTTGTGCTTCTTTAATACCTCATCCTTACCCTTTGGCAAATCCTTTTTTACTTCTTTGATCTTCTTGTAATCTTCAAAGTATTTGATTCCAAATTGTCTTTTACGGTATGCACTTTTGATAGTAGTCTTTGCCTCACGTTCGGTAAAATCACCAATTACAACGTTATTCAAAATATACCCTTCTGCATATTCTTGACTAACTCCGTACTCGCAAAATGATCCGGCAAGATCAAAAATATAGGCATTTCTTTGCCCCTCCACAAAATCTTTAGACCTGTTCCATTTCATAATCATTTCCACTATTTCAGCATCAGATTCAATGGCAATAAGTGGAGGCTTTTCCTTGTATTCAAATCCTTCATCCTTCAATTCTGGACTAAACTCTATTGCATCCCAATTGATGTAGATATTTGGGTCGTATGATTCATAACAGATACGATCCACGTTTGAATTTGACTTATCGAAATAATCAAATTTAAACTGAGCCTGAAAAGCTTTGAAATACTTTGGATGCTCAATGTGATTGCACTTCTTAATTCTTATCAATGCTTTCCATCCATTGCCAGATGGAGATTTAAAAACAGAAATCACATAAGGATTTTGGGTCAACTCCTTAAACAGCCTTTCCATCTCTGCCTCATTGGGGAATTTGTCAAAATCCATAATGCAAGCCCCAGAATGATTGACTAACCCTTGGGAGTTTCTTTCTTTAAACTGACCAGAGAAAATGTAGCATGGAAGGTCACGCTTTAAATCATTCCTTTTGTCATGATCTTTTTCTGATCTAATCCTATTGATCAAATCCACGCTTTTAGCCCCTTTCTTAATTCGATTGAGAGCCTTCTCTAACGTTACCTCATACGGAACATCCTTAGTCTCATAGAGATACCTGAAAATTGAAATTTTAGAGTCTTTCATAATAAATTTTTTACAGTAGTAGAGAAAAAAAATTAGGCTACTAAAATTTGTCTATTTAACTGGATAAGAAGTGCAATCTCTGATTTCTTCCAGTTATCCTTTTCTAGCCTAGTGTCTAGAGTTGGCCTAGTTATGCCAAGCTTGTCGGCTAACCACGTTTTTGAGTTAATCTGAATGAGTTTGTCTGCTATTTTTTTCATAATGCTAAAAT